TATTATTTCTTAATAAATATTGTGGAGATGTTGAAAAAGATATTAGAATAGAAACAAGTTATTTAATAGATAGTTGGGGTAAAAAAAGAGATTTTAAAAAACCGAATATAAAGTTTTATAAAAACATATTACGTCAACATTCTAATTTAATATTAGATGCAGACCAATATTTTAATGAAACAAAAATAGAAAAAGAAAAAGTATTAAATGAAAAAATGAAGGTACATCAAGCTACAGAAATTACATGTGAATGTGGAGGTAAATATTCTATGCGTAATAAACAGAAACATTTTGCAACTATGAAACATATTAAATATTGTAAGCCAATTGAATCAACTTTATAATAATTCTTTTTCCTTTTACCTTTTCTAAAACAGGGACAAAGATAATAATACTTCTTACTTCCTACTTTTATAATTAATTTAATTTTTTTATATATTTTTATCTATTTTAGGGCAAATGTATATTTATATGAATAATTCTTATAAATATATTTATATTAAAAAGTGATATAAAGATAAATTAATATATATAGTTATAATAAGATGAATCAATCAAACCAATCTTTCAAAACGCTTTTTGACGAAGTTGTCCAACATTTAGAAATAGAGTTTTCTGATTACGCATTTAGAAAACCATTATTAGAAAAACAGCTAAATAATAAAAAATGGTTTTCCAAAGGTTATAGAGAAATTAAGCAACATGTTTTATTAATTTTAGAAATTAAGGAATATAGATTAAGGAAAATTACCTTTCAAAATAAACAAATTGAGCCTCAATATTCAGGTAAATGTTATAAATCCGTTTATGTCGGAATCTGCTATAAAAGAATGAAAAAAAACAAATTATTTGAATTACAAGAAAAAATCAAATATGTAGAACAAATAGATTTCAACCAACCTGAAGAAAAAATAAGATTTAATTATATCAATCAAATATTTACAGAAGTTAAAATAAAAAATAAATATGATTTAAGATATTTTATTGACTGCAAGAAAAACCCTAATTATGAATTGAATAAGGAACTTTATAATAAAGAATTAAAAGAATCACAAGAAAGAGTTTTTACTGATATTGAATATAAAGTTTATACAGAAGATTTAAGAAAATCCCTTATAGAGGGTTTACAATTAGAAATAGAAAATGAAAAAATCAGAATCCAACGCATATTAGGTAATATGATAGATATTAATAACAATAATCCCAAATATAATTTATGCAATAGTTGGTTTAATTATACTCATTATCATACTGATAAAAAATATACTGGTATACAATATTGTTCAGCTTTAAAATCATTTAAAGATAAGTATGATTGTTCATATGTAAATAAAACAGAAAAACAATATATTAAAATAAGAAGACCCATAGAAATAGTTGATTATAAAGAATCAATATTTAGTTATTATAATGCAATAAATATTAAATATTGGGATAAAAAAACTGGAAAAACCAATAATAAAGGATTAAGAGCTACCCATTATAGAGATACCTATGAAGATTCTGACGGAAAAAGTAGAATAAATGGCTGGATTTTTGGAGGAATAAAAATAGATGATATTAAAGATTTTTGTAAATTAAATGGTTATAAAACATCAGGAAAAGATAAAAAAACTATAGAAAAAGAATATAAAAAACATACATACGGAGATATGGCATGTTGGATTTTTAAAACATTAGAATAAATTATAAAAAATTATTAATATCTAATATTTCATCAAAGCCCTTCCGAAATCTGTTATCTTTATCAGCTTCTAAATCTATAATTAATGGGGAAAACTTTTCTTTAGTCGCGTACTCATATATTTTAATTAACTGGTCTTTTGTCACTCCTAAACCAAACTCCGATAAAATAATGTTTACCTCCCTATTTCCGCTCAATTTTAGGAGAACCATATAGCTACAATTATTGCGAATAATCTTTGGGATTTTAAAATAAGATTGTGAAATAAAAATAACCGAAACATTTAATTTTCTTGCTCTGATATAATAATTTTCAACCATAGATAAATCTTTACTTAAGACCAAATCATCAAAAACTACTAAATGGTTAAAGTCTTTATCAAACTTATCAAGCTGTGGAGTGTTATTTAATCCTTCTTTAATTATAATTTGGTCGCTTCTTGTTTCAAGCCATTTATAGAGTGGTTCATCTTTGTTCTTTGTTATAATAGTAATAGATTGGAATGTACCTTTTCCAGCACTAAATAATCCAATTAGGTTTACCAAATAATTAGTTTTACCTGAACCTGATGGGGCTACAATACACATACGGAAAGGAAGTTTTAATTTATGCAAATAAAAGTTTGGATTTTCAACAGATTCTAATAAATCTTTTGGGATTTTTTCATACATGTTAATAATTTTATTAGAAGGGGGGTCATCAACCTTTTTTTTTGGTGGCATTTATATAATATACATATATACTTTTTTTATAATAATATACTAAAAACTCTTATTATAAAAAATGATTATTAAGGGCAAAATGAAAATTAATTAATTAGGAAATAATAATAATATTATATCTAAATATAGTATATAATGGCAACTTATGAACCACCAACAAGCAATTTAGCAATATTTGACCCATCCGTATTTCAAACAAATGATGAACCATTAACAATAGAAGAAGCTAAAAAAAGATTTCTAACATTTCCTGTTGCACAAGGAACAGAAACCCTTTTAAATACGACGGTTAACGGCAATTTACAAGTTGATTTTAACGCACAAGTTAATGGTAATTTTATTTTGGGTAGTTCTTCTGATATTTTTTTAAACTACGGAACTACACTTAAAACTGTTAATCCTGCTGGAGTAGATAGAGGTTTAGCAATCGGTCCTGATACATTAGCAACACAAGACGTTAATAAAATAACATTTGAAGGCGGAGGTAATGATACCTCTTTAGTTATTAACAACAATACCAATATTAACGTCAATAGTGAGAACTCAACAATTATAGGAACAAATACCGCAACTGCTCTTTCAGGAAGCACAGATTTTTTAACTAATTCAGTAGTTATTGGTTCAGGTGCTTTATCCGCCACAACTGGTTCAGGAGAAATACTTAACACTGTCGCAATTGGTACTAACGCCCTAATTAATGCTTTTAATTCTTCTTTTACAAAAAACAATACGGCGATAGGCACTCTTGCATTAAGCAATTTTAATGACGACGGAATGAATAATACTGCTCTCGGATACAGAGCAGGTTCTCTCGCACCTAACTTTTTTACTGGAGGTGAAAATAATACTTTTTTAGGAGCAAATACACAAGTAAATAGTGTTCTATCCGCTACTTATTGTAACCACTCTACTGCTCTTGGTTGTGATAGTGTTATTACTGCTGATAATCAAATTGTTCTTGGTTCTAGTGCTGATAGTGTTATTATACCAAATATTTTAACGTTTTCAGACGGTACTTCTCTTGGTTCGGCAACTGCTATACCAACCACACCGACTACTAATTATTTTAAAAACTTTTCTTCAACTCCACAGACTATCTCTCTTATAGAAATGATTTCTAATTATTACGTTAATTATACTGGAACAGGAAATCTTATTCTTCGTCTTCCTGATACAGGTAATACCAATACAAGTTGGATTACTATTTATAATTATTCTTTAAACGGTTCTGATATAATAGTTGCCTCTAATTTTGCTGGGCGGATTTTAACAGGACGTTTCGGTTCTTCTTCCGCTTCTATTTCATTAAAAAATAATCAGTGGATAAAAGTTGCTTTTAATACTACTGATAGTAATTGGTACGTAGTAGAAAAGAGTTTTGTTAATCCAGTTGAGTTTATACCTGCTAATTTTGTTGCGAACTCTATTAACACTCCTGCTATTCCTACTACCAACGTTTTAACAACGACACAAGTTGTTTCTTACGCTAATACTATAATTAGAGCGAGTAATAACGCTTTTGGAACTGCTATTATTGCTGATACTGTGTATAAACCGTTTAATTGTAGTTCTAATTTCTATTTTGAAAACACAGGTAATTTTAATATAAATCTCCAATTAGTATCTGATTCTACTTTCACACTTTCTACTAATACTTTTGGAGGGTCTTACGGTTCAGGCACAAACTCTCTTATTATTCCACCAAGAACCTACGTTCAAATATTTATTCCTATTTCAAATGCGAGTGCAGTTTGGATAGTTCAACTACGAGTGCCTGACCCTACTTACGAGGT